AGCTTTGAGTCGGATATCAACGGCGCAATGGTGGTTGAGCTGTCCGGCAACCGCACCGACAACGCGCAGCCTTTTTCCTTAACCGTTCCTGTGAGCTGAGACTATGGCAACTATCGACCTGAGCCAGCTGCCCGCGCCCGGTGTGGTGGAGTCGCTGGACTATGAAACCCTGCTGACCAGCAGGACGCCGTCGCCCGTACGCTGACGCTGGAGTCGGAACCCATCGTTAAGTTGCTGCAGGAAAATGCCTACCGTGAGCTGATCCTGCGCCAGCGCATCAACGAGGCTGCAAAGGCCGTCATGGTTGCGTATGCACTTGACGGCGACCTTGACCAGCTCGGCGCGAATAATGGCGTAACCCGCCTGACCATTACCCCGGCCGACGATACAACCATTCCGCCAACCCCCGCAGTGATGGAAGGTAACGACGATTTCCGGCTGCGCATCGCCTCCGCCTTTGAAGGGCTGAGCGTGGCCGGGCCAACCGGCGCTTATGAGTACCATGCCAAAAGTGCTGACGGCCGGGTAGCCGATGCCTCAGCTATCAGCCCGTCGCCTTCAGTGGTCACGGTGACAGTGCTCGCGCGTGAGGGCAGCGGCGTCGCGAGTGATGAGTTGCTGGCCGTGGTTAGCGCTGCGCTCAATGACGAAGACGTGCGCCCCGTTGCCGACCGGGTGAGTGTGCAGTCAGCGAAAATTGTGGAATACGAAATCGTGGCCGAGCTGTACCTCTATCCGGGACCGGAGTCAGAGCCAATCCGCGCCGCCTCAGAGGCAAAGCTCGCCGCCTTTGTCAGCGCGCAGAAGCGCCTCGGCCGCGACATTCGCCTGTCTGCGCTCTATGCCGCCATGCACGTTGAGGGCGTGCAGCGCGTCAACCTTATCAAGCCTTCAGCTGACGTGGTGCTGGACAAAACGCAGGCCGCTTACTGCACAGGCTACACGCTGACAGTGGGAGGATCGGATGAGTGATCGCCTGCTGCCGACCGGCTCTTCAGCGCTTGAGATTGCTGCCGCCGAGGCGCTGGCAAGTCCCGGCGCGATGAGCGTGCCGCTGCGCCAGTTATGGAATCCGTACACATGCCCGGTGGAGCTTTTGCCCTATCTGGCATGGGCGTGGTCAGTTGACCGCTGGGATTCAGCCTGGCCTGAATCGACAAAGCGAGCCGTTGTTGCCGCCTCGCAGTACGTGCACCGGCACAAGGGCACTATCGGGGCTATCCGGCGCGTCGTTGAGCCGCTGGGCTATCTCATCAAAATAATCGAGTGGTGGAAAACCGGTGAAGCGCCAGGCACGTTCCGGCTGGACGTGGGCGTACTTGATACCGGCATTACCGAGGAAATGTATAACGAGCTGGAGCGCCTGATAGCTGACGCCAAGCCCTGCAGCCGTCACCTTATCGGCCTGTCTATTAATCTCGATGCTAACGGCACTCTGCCGGTCGCCGTTGCCAGCTACAGCGGCGACGAGCTGACTGTTTACCCTTATACCCCTGAACTTATCAGCGTCGGCGGGCCGGTCTATTCCGGCGCGGCGGTGCATCTTATTGACCTGACGGAAGTGAGCGCATGACGACAAAATATTTTGCCCTGCTGACCAATCAGGGCGCGGCTAAGCTGGCGAACGCCGCTGCACTCGGCTCGAAAGTGAACATCGCCTCTATGGGTGTCGGTGATGGAGGCGGCTCGCTGCCTACACCTGACGCGGCACAGACAAAGCTCATCGGCGAGAAGCGTCGCGCGCAGCTTAATTCCCTGACCATTGACGCGGCAAACAGCAGCCAGATTATCGCCGAGCAGATTATCCCGGAAAGCGAGGGCGGTTTCTGGATCCGCGAAATCGGCCTGTATGATGCCGACGGCGTGCTGATTGCCGTTGCTAACTGCCCGGAAACCTATAAGCCGCAGCTGGCTGAAGGCAGCGGGCGGACGCAGACCGTGCGCATGATTTTAATCGTGAACAGCACAACGGCCGTCACGCTGAAAATTGATCCGTCAGTCGTGCTGGCGACGCGCAAGTATGTTGATGATGCCGTGATCGAGGTAAAGGCATACGCTGACGGCGTAATGAAAAAGCATCTCGATGCTGATAACCCCCACAGCCAGTACCTGCAGATCGCAAATGCCCTGGCAGAAATCAAAGACGCCGGGCTGATTGCTGACGTTCTCAAAAACCTCGGTTTAGGCGAAGGCGCGCCCGTTATCGGTTCGCCGTTCCCCTGGCCACACGCGAAAATGCCTAATGAACTGTTTGCCTCAATGTCTGGCATGGTCTTTCTCAAAAGCAATGGGGCAACTTTCAGCGGCACGCTTTACCCGAAACTGGCGCTGACTTATCCGGAGCTAAAGCTGGCTGATCTTCGCGGCGAGTTTATACGTGGCTGGGATGACGGCCGGGGAATTGACAGCGGGCGTGCAATACTTAGCGCACAGGGGCATATGTATGCCAGCCATGCGCACAACGTGCCTGCATTTGATGCCTATAACAGCAGCGTGCTTACGCCCAATGACAAGCAAGGTGATCGACTGCTGGCTACGGACAACTCCGTTACTGACCCGTCTGCATCGGGATACAACGGGGCGGTAAATTCAAAATACGCCACCACCACGAACGGGGGCACAGAAACCCGACCGAGAAACGTGGCGTACAACTATATTGTGAGGGCTGCTTAATGGCTAAGGTAACACTTGATAAAAATGGCCTCGCTAAATCGGCTGGCATATTGACGGTATACAATTTCAATGCGGTAAGCGGCGAGTTTACCGGCTCCAGCGATGAGTTTTTTGCACAGGGCGTCGGCCTGCCCGCTAACGCCTGTATCACCGCACCGCCCGCTACTGAGGCCGGTCACGTCGCGCTATATCGTGATGGCAGCTGGCTGGCCGTTGCTGATCATCGTGGGGAAACAGTTTATTCAGTCACTGATGGCGAAGCAGTGCTGATTGATGCACCAGGTGACTATCCGGCAGATACAACGCCGCTCAAACCGGCAACAGCCTGGGATAAGTGGGACGGCCAAAAATGGGTGACTGATCCGGCGAAAGAAAAAGCGGCAAGTATTAAAGCGGCAAAAGAACGGCAAGCCGCATTGATTAGCGAAGCGAACAGCATCACGCAGGCATGGCAGACGCAATTGCGCCTCGACATGATCACCGCTTCAGATAAGGCTTCACTTATAGAATGGATGAAGTACGTGCAGGGCGTTCAGGCGGTGAATGTTCAGGAGGCACCCGCCATCACCTGGCCGCTGAAACCGCAGTAACAAAAAAGCCCGCAACGTTGCGGGCTTTACTATAAGGGGGTTGTTCAGGCCAGATGGTTTTTGCAACATATTCCGTGTTAATCCGCATCAGTATGACGTGGTGTCTATTCCGGCGGTAAGCTGACTTGCCACCCCTTATGTCATTCCAGTTACAGAGAGCAATTTATTACAGTTGATATTGGCCTTAATATGGCGTGATAAATTTAAAACCTTTTCTATTCAGGGCTCGACTTGAAGAAGTAAAATTCATAACTTCATGGTAAAAATGGTTATTAATTTAGGAGGTAATCTTGACAATCAATTACCGTAATTGTCATTAATGCCATTTTTAATTAGAGTGAGCATTATCTAAATGAAACAGTCCCTAAAAATAGTCTTCTCTTTATGACTCACCTTTAACTTCTGTTACTACTCTCCCGACCTTTAAGATTACTCTTAAAACTATGCGAGCAAAAACCTATACATAATTCGTCTCTTATGTACAAATTTAACTCTGCGCATATTGATACTGAAAGGATTAAATAGCATAAAAAGCGAAAAGGTAAGGAATAAGGTGAATTTCTATATTAAATTATATTATTGTTTCTTCTGGATTTTTATCCAAACCTGCACGATGTTTAAATCTCTTTTAATGTTACCCAAAAATATGGGGTATTGATGATGACTGTACGTCGTGGTGGAGCAGGTAATTTTGCAGAAAATCCGCAGCGGGCCTCAGAAGCAGGTCGCAAGGGCGGTCAGATCAGCGGCGGTAATTTCAAAAACGATCCGGAAAGAGCAGTTGAGGCTGGACGTAAAGGAGGAAAAGTGAGCCGGCGTGGAAAGGAGGCTTAAGTCATTGAATCAGAGTTATGTACTGATCGAATAACAGCCCTATTAAAAAACAAGTTATCATGTTAGGGCCGCTTAAAGATAAGCAAATCATATTCCCGGACTCACTATCCGGGGATAGTGCAGGTAGGTAAGGAAATTATATGATGGTACTCCTTCGGAAATTCGTCATGCGTCATGGGCCTGAGTCTGTCCGGTTCCGGGCAATACTCTTCCTGCTTAAGGTCAGCCTGCGCCGTCAGTACAGGACTGAAGTTCGGCCAGATATAACTGAAAAACTGGCATTGAGAAGGTCCTGATATGTATCTTAGCTATACGAAATTAGTAATATGCCTGAATGTCTCTCAAAAAAATACCCGCCCCCCAATGAAAGGACAGGTACAAAATGAGGTGAAGCGCCTGAACGCTCGTGAGCATTCATTTTTTTATTGTCTACGCTATGCCAGCGAAATCAAGCACTCCTGCGAGTTTTCTGATTACCCCGAACGCTAGGTGCGCCCGGCTATGACACAACATTTAAGATTTTTATTAATACACGATTAAATCGCAAGCGTAAGCGTAAGCGTAAGCGGTAAAAAATTTTACTCCTTTATAAAGACAGATAGTTAAGCTAAAAACGCTGAAGAACTGAATGAACTATTTGGTTTGTTATCATGCTGGTTGTTCAGGCCAAAGGATATTTTCAACATCTTCCATATTCACCCGCATCAGCATAACGCGGTATTTCTTCCAGGCGATAAGCTGGCTTGCCTCATCCTCCGTCGCTATCCCCAAATCGTTCGCATCCTGCAGGGGCTGTATAATCGCATCGGCCTCAGCCCTCAGCTTGCTGCGCTTGCCTTCCGCCTGGCTGATAAGTTCATCTGCTGTCGGTAGCGGCTGCTCAGTCAGGCACGGGCGGAAATCAGCACCGCAGGCAATCAGCTTCCCTTTTGCCTGCCCGGCAAGCAAACCGGCCCACTCTGCTTCAGTAATATCCACCGCATCATCGGGGATCGCTTTATTGATAGCGGTATCGTAAAACGCATTATTTGAAGGTGAGTATTTTTTCATTTAGTGCCCTATTGCCAGCCACCAAATGCCTTGCGGGGTAGTGGCATCCGGACCGGTATTTGAAAGAAGAAACGATGATTTATCCTTAAACTGCGTCCCTACGCAGTACTCGCCTTTAAGCGGAATCGAAGTTCCCTTATTAGCGACAACCGTAAATCCCCCCGTTGGAAACGCGACAGGCAGCGTAACTGTTGTGGTTGCCTGCTGAGCAAAGCTGCCAAAACCCCACTGTAAGATCAGCCCGTGCGGAAATTTGCAGTATCCGTTTCCGCTTCTCACGATTGAAAAGAAACTCATGTCAGGCAGCTGCCCGGCACCGTTCCCGACTGCCTTTTTTGCTGCGTCGCCTAAACCGAGGTTTTTGAGAACGTCAGCAATCAGCCCGGCGTCTTTGATTTCTGCCAGGGCATTTGCGATCTGCAGGTACTGGCTGTGGGGGTTA